GAATACAATATTTTTTTTACGGTATTTCGATGTACCACCATTGATTTCCCAATCATACTTACGTGTATCATTTGTACCAAATCCTAATATTTGGAATTGGTGGACTCCATTATCTTTAATAGTATCATATCCTTGCTTAATTTTTCGTATTAAATCAAGTATTGGTTCACCGTTATGAATAATATATCTATCCCATGTATTAAACTTGATAGGAGTCCCGTCTTTTTTACGAGCTTTATATAATTTCATAATATATATCCTTCCTTAATTTGTTTTAAAATGTCCTATTGAGAAGCATAATGGCATATATATATCTTTATCATATGAATTACCATTACTATTAAGTAAATCCATAGGTAACATAGTACCATCTTCACTTACTATACATGGATATTTTGTATTTTTATACATAGTATAAGTTGCCCATGGTTTAGGAACACCATTAATAGTTTTTACTCTTTTACGTGCAGTATTTAATGATTTTAATTGTTGGAAATCTGATTCTATATATCCATCAATTATACCATATGATATTCCAAATGCTTCTTTTTCAGTAGGAAGCCAGAAACGGAAATCCGCATTATTATTATCTGCTATTTTTCTAGTAGATTCATAATTAGCGTCATTAGATATATTATTAGTATAACTACCACCTCTATCTAACCTTCGGGATCTACTGTATGTTCTATAATACCCACCCTTTGGTTTAATACGACCTAATAATATATTTGGTACAAAATTATCATCATATTGTGATAGTAATTTTCCCATTTTACTTATTTCCCATATGTATTCATTAACCACTTCATCAGCAAGGCTATAACTATCATTCTCTACGCCAAAATCCGTATTTATTTTAAATGATATATATGGTATTAGTTCATCGCTTACGCAATCAATACGTCTGACAGTAGACCCATTCTCATTTACAACTTCTACATAATTCATACGCATCTTATAGAAATTATGGCTAGAATCTTCTGCTAAAAAATAATCCCCATCGTTATAATATTGATAAAATGTACCAAGTTGCAACATATTCTCAATATCAGGTAATCCAAATGAACCATATGTTTTATATCTCATTATATCTCCACTACCAGTATCTATGTATGGATAATATGCAACACATTTATTGCCCCAAGCATCGGTAATGGCAATCCATTCTGATGAGTACATATTGGGTGTTTTGTCAGTAGTTCTATCAGTTGGTATATCGTCAGAACGTATTATATTCATAAACAACTGATTGTTAAATTTAACAACATCTCCGATGAAATATTCTTTATTAGGATCATATTCCAATGGATTATTATATTTTAAACGATAATTTGATCTAAATCTTGTATATGCATTTATATTATCTTCAAGAGAACCAAACGGATAATTTGTGTACATGTAATCATAATCACCAGCAATCTCTATATCAGATGCATTAAGTTTAAATGAAATTTCTTCATTTTGATGATTTACTAATATATGATGTTTCATATTTCTCCTTTCTATACAAACCTAGTTCCAACCATAGGAAAAACAGAATCTCTGTACGCATTCGTATATATTTTAGATATATTATTTTTTATCATTATAGGATTTAAATCTAGTTGACTATATTCTGGATATCCTTTATTTTTAGCATGAGCTGATACTAATGATGAAGTCAATATTCCTAATCTTCTACCATTAACAATAACTTGTCTATTATCATATTTCTCAAATATTGGATATGTAGCACACATCATAGATTCCTCTAAACTACTAAGGGTTCCAAATGTTTTTATTTCTCCTTCGTATAAAATCCATGATCTACCAAGATTCACATTTGCAATACCATAATCTGTTTTATTAATGATATTATCATTTTTCTTATCAAAATTTCTTACTATTACATTTTTAAATTTCTCCACTATATGAGTAAGAAAATTATCACTGAATCCAAATGCTAATCTATTTCTATAGAATATAGATTTTAAAAGCCATGAGTTAGATGAAAAGAAATCACTCAATATGATATTATTTAATCCATCCTTAATATTAATATTACTAATTAAATTGGTATCTAAATTAAACCAACTTGATCCTACCAAAGCAGTTTCATTCGTTAATTTTAATTCAGTGCATATAAAATCTATACAATGTGTTTTATTTTCTATACCAGGGTTATAACAAGCATCCACATTTGCAACGAATTTAAATCTTCCATATAGACACTCTACCCATATATAATCACCATTATTGATTAATCCTATATATTCTCCACTTTGTAATAATTTACTAAGAGAATCGTATGTATATCCATAATCAGATATTATTGTATATTCTTTTGTACCTACATCAAACTTTTCTTCTAATAAACATATATTTTTTAATCTAGGTGATAGTGGTAGCCAAAACTGAGAATTATCTTTAGGCTCGTTAGCTCTAGTATCCTTTGTAGATATAAAAGTTTGACCATTATGGGTTAATATAGTATTTTTCTTATATGGTTTATTTTGAATATAATCTTCACTTTCTATATGTATTAATTCATTAGCTAATAAATTTTCATAATCTCTTAATTTATTTAATACACCATCTATTTTTTGTGTCAATGAAATTTGTTCTGTACCATATCCTAGGTTATATAAAATACAATCTGTATTTGTTCTTAATGGTATTTCATGCCCAGTATAGGTTTTCGGGAAATACCTTTTTTGCATCATTGCCATAATTATTTCCTTCCTTATGCGAATCTAAAATTTAATGTAGCATATCTACTCTCGTTTGGGTAAAATCTTGAACTGAATCCTGTTCTTGACACATTTACACCATTAATACCTTGATCTTGTGGTGAAGATGTAACATATGCTTTATATTGCATATCCATTTTATCATTATTAGGAATTTTTATATTTTTAGGATATTTTTTCTTAGGTCCAAGTACTTTACATGAATTATATTGAATACATGTATCTGCATCATATGACCATTGTGAAGAAACTGATTGTCCATATATTTCAGCTTCTCGTAATTGCCACATTAATCCCATATTAATTAAAGAACCAGAATTTTCAGGTAGTGCATTTATATCTAATACATAATGATTAGCATAATTAGGATTAGAGACAATTCTTCTATTTGGTACATATGCCATTTTAGGAATTATCCACTGTTTAAATTTATCAGATAATTTTTTCTCTATAATATTCCACATTATGGTATTATGAAAATTATAAAAATTCATATCAAGGGAATTTGGATTTATAATTAATTTAGGATCTGCAACTTGATATTTATTAACATACTCGGTTAATCTATCTGTATAGAAAAAATCACCAAATACTGATAAATGCATACATATCTCATCTGATACTAAATCTATATGTGTTGGTACCGTATTCATAGCTGTACTACTAGTATTACCATAATAATTTAACGGCAGTTTACCATAGTATTCTTGACCTGCATTACTATAATCATAATAAGTATTGATATTAAACCTCATTGTATATACATATCCGTCAATTATCAATTGAATATAATCATTATCTTTTATATACTTATGATAATCTCCATTATATATCATATTATGTAAATCTTCATAAGAATACCCATATGGGCTTGTTATATCATTATTACCATTATCTGTTATTATTAACTTCCCATATCTACTACTATCAAGTGCTTTCCATAAAACTGAACTAGTATCTGGAGTAGGAATATTATTTATTGTACTAAAATGGGATCTTTTTATATACCAAATATTATTATACTTAGCAAAACTATATGAAGCATTGCTTACATAATCTATATCATATTTTTTAAAATATTTATCATATTGGGTTGAAATGTTTATTGGGTATGGAGTAAATATAGTATCTAAGTCCATAGATGACCCAGATGTTGAATGAAAATATGCATAATATTTACTCTCCATTTCGTGCATTACATCAGTAAATGATTTATTTCCGGTAGTATACCATATATCCTTTTTTCTTACTTTGAATTTTATTATTCTACCTTCTGAATTTCTTGCATCATATACTTTCATAAGGATTTTCCTTTCTTTAGTATTAAAACTTATATTAATGTGAATTTATGTAATATTTCTATGTATACACTAAATAATATAGTATATACAAATCAACTAAAGAATAATAAAAAAGAAAGAGGTGTTTTTATGGCAAACTTTATGTCAGCACAAACAGAAATTGATGGAGTAGTAGAAAAGCTAGAGGCTTGTAACAGTAAGGCTGCTAATATTATTGCAGAATTATGTATCAGTAAAGCTAAAGATAATTCATTGAAAGATAATACTTATGTAGAGTTGATGAAACTGGTATCTAATTATCCAGTTGAATTGCAAGCAAAGATATTTGCTCAAGCAATAGTTGCTGTGAGCAGACAAGTTAATGGTAGTGCATCTACGCCTAAAGCAAAATCAGATTCAGTTAGATCTGACTTTTTTAAGCATAGATAATATTTGATTATTAGAATACTGGTATTTATTATCAGTATTCTTTTTTTAAGGTGTTTAGTTATGGATTATAATATTGATGTATTTAGGACTCATATAGAAATATCTCCATATAAAAAAGGAGATAATATAGATTTTGAAAAGAATATGTCTACATATAACAAATCAACTCATAAATGGAATCCGTTATGTTATTATGTAGAAAATGATATTTTGTATGTTCCAAAAGGAACTAGTATGAAGACATTAGAGAAATATTTTTATTCACCTATTATTCCAAATAATAGTCCAGATGATTATGATAATATTGAAGAAGGTGAGGGATTATATCCACCTAAGAATGAAATACAAGAAGATGCTATTAAATTCTTATTAGGAAAAGATAATTATGGATATACTGGAAGATATTCTCAATTAGGATTGAATTTAGTAACTGGTGATGGTAAGACTTATTGTAGTATATATTCAGTTCTTAAGTATAAAATAAAAACTATAGTAATCACTCATCAAGAAAAATTAAAACAGCAATGGTTTAAAACTATTAAAGAGATGACTTCATTCCCAGTAGATAAAATAGTAGATATATCAGGAAGTGATATAATAGATAAAATATTAAATGATAAAATAGTAGGAGAAATTTATCTAGTCAATCATCAGACTATATCTAGTTATGCTAGAAATCATTCATGGTCTGATATAAGAACTTTATTTAAGAAAATTAAAGTAGGAATAAAGATAATAGATGAAAGTCATAAATTCTTTGAATCTTCATTAATGATAGATTACTTCAGTAATTGCTATAAGACTTTTTATTTAACTGCTACATTTGGAAGATCTGATCCACTTGAAATAAGATTATATAAACAAGCTTATTCATCATTAGTAAGATTTGGAGAAGAAACTATTAATTCAGATATTAAACGAAGACATACTAAATTTATTATTTGCTATTTTAGGTCAAAGCCTAAAAATGGTATTATGCCTAAAGTAGATAATGCATTCGGATTTTCTGGTTATAGATATATTGATTATGAATTAAAAAATAGTAATGGTGTATTGTTAGATTTACTTAATTACATATTAGAAAATACCTCTCACTTAGATGGAAAAACTTTAATATTATCTTCTAAAGTAGAAAGTGTAGAATATATAGCAAATTATGTAAGAACTATTACAGATAAATCTGTAGGTACAGTACATGGAAATAATAGTAATGAAATTAATAAAGAAAATCTACAAAAAGATATTATTTCATCTACTATTAAATCAGTAGGTGAAGGAACTGATATAAAAGGATTAAGAGTTTTAATAAACTTAGAACCTATTGGTAGTAAAATAGTAGCTAATCAAGTACAAGGAAGATTAAGAGAATACTCTCCTACTGATGATACTCTTTTATTCTATCCTGTAGATACTACGTTGGAACAACCAATAAATTTATTAAAGAGAATTTTACCTATTATGAAAATTAAATGTAAAGAAATAATTAATATGACGTATTAAGGAAAGGAAATAAGTTATGGCAGTAGAATATGTACCATCAAAGTTAGTTGATAAAATGAATAAAGAAAAAAGAACTAAAGATAATATAATTCCATTATCAGTAGAGATAGATGATAATGTAATTTATTTCATATCATCAGACCATCCTAACAAGAGATTTAGTTTAACTAAAGCTCAGATAAGAGATATATTTGCTTCGTTATAAAAAACAGAATTGTAATACTATGAAAGGATAATGAGAATATTATGCTTAATGGAATTTCAGACTCTATTAAACGAAAGAATGCTGAATTTATTAGAGATGTAGAATATATCAAAGAGATGGCATATGAAGATGCATTAGATGATAGATTGAATTGTTGTACTGATGATACCCCTAATCTTTCTATGAGTAGTATATCTAATGATGTAAAATTCATAGATAATTTGGAAGAGACTCCAGAAGAGTCAGAAGCTGAAGTACAGAGAATTATGAATACCGATAGAAATTTAACATTTAATGATATGATAGGATTAACAAAGCCTACTGATGTAGAAGAAGATGGAATGGAAGGGGATATGTTTTTCTGATGGATATAACGACGAAGATGTATATTATTACAACAGCTAAAGAAATACCATGCTTAGGTGGTATTACTGGTCCTATTACAACACCAGTAAAACTTAACCAGAGTGATCTTATTTGGTTATTGAATAATGGATTTAAAGTATATCAGTGTAATCCATTTGATAGTAATGAGAAAGTTCTAGTAGATAGAATGAATATGAATAGTATTACATTTACTAGAAATAGAGCTGTTGTTACTACAGAGAGAATTGAAAATTTAAAAGGTCAGGAAATGACTAAACCGATTGAACCTGTAAAAAAAGAAATAAAAGTTCCTGTAGATAATAAGCAGGATAATAAAGATGATAAGAAGAATACCAGCAATAAAGTAATAGAAGCTGATACTTTTCAAAAGAAATAATAGAATATAAGTCATAGATAAAATATCTATGACTTATATTATTTTTTTTTTCTTAAAATATGTTAATGAATAATATTAACTTAGTAAAGCAATTCTTAATAAATTGAGTAATTCCCATACATATTCTTTTAATTATTCCAACTCTTTTTGTGAGAACATCAGGACCTATTATATCTCTTCTAGTTTTAAGTTTCATGGTTTCTGATTCCATTAATTGAAGTTCTCTCTCACATAAACTCAAACTTTTAAAAACATCAGAATTTCCACTTATTTCTCTTTCAAGAAAATGAATATAATCAGTTATATCAACTTTTATTTTAGTTTGTTGAAGTTCATCAATAATACTGTAAGTTTCATTAACTTTTCTTTCAAATTCTTCTATCTCATTATCCATATCATCTATAGTTTTATAAGTATTCTTAGAAATTCTTTTCATAATAGGAGTTAAATCTGCAATAGCTTTGTTATAAGTATTAACCATTCTAGCACAGTTATATACTTCGACAAATTCTCTACCCTCGTCTCTAGCTTTTACTGCTTTTTTATAAGTAGATCTAGTTGAGAATTTAGCTATTATTCGTTTTACCCTGTATTGAATTTCTATAATAACTTTTCTATTGAATTCTTGAAATCCAGCAATTAATTTAGCAAAGAATTTTTTTATAGATGTCCATAATCCATCTCTCTCATCCATCTGTCTTTTACCAAATACTAATGCTTCAGTATAATAATTTCCAATAGCAGTAGTTAAATCATATTCTATAGATAATAGGTCTTTATTGGAATTTTCAACCATAGTTAAAAATGAATCGTTGGTCATTTTTATATTATCCTTTCGTAAGCCTATTAATCCCATGTTTTTAGGTAGATATCGACACTCTTCTCAAATATATTATAAGCGTAATAATACATTGGTCTGCATATAATATCAATATCATTTGATTCAAGTTGAGTGTTAGGAATACAACTAAGAGTGTCAAATATTCTATATTCTGTAAATTTATATAGCTCTTTAATATTATTAATTATTTCATCAGGTATTTCTTTAACTATATCTGGTACAAACTTCTTAGTTAAATCGAGTATTCTATTAATAAACCACCTAATAAGACTATTAATTATGTATATATTAAATTTATCATACTGAGGAAATTCATATGCAAAGAAGTTATTTATTAAAGGAATAGAATTATGCTTCTTTGGATCAAATAAATCTAATCCTTTCTTCATAGCTAGAAATTCTTCATAATGTGGAAACTCTAATCCATGTTCTTCAAATATCTTAATTTCCTTTTCATCATCTATAAATTTGTAATAATATTTCTCATATAATTCTTCTATTGTCATTTGTTTATTTTCCTTTCTTAAATTAAATTTATATACTAGTGAATGATATTATAAAATCATCCTGACAACAAAATAATCTTAAAATAATATCCAGAAAGGAATTTATATCTCGACATGGATAAAGATACGAAAAAGAAAATTAATGATATATCAAAAGTAAATCTTAATTTAATACCAGTAAAATTTGATTTAACTACATTGAATATGACAATGTATTTTATATATAAAGATAGTGTACTAAGGACAAGAAAAGTATTAAATAACATATATAAGTTATTTAATCATATAGATGATACTTATTATAAAGATAATCCATCATTAAGTGCAAGAATATGGATCATAAGAAAAATACTACAAGCAAGATTATTTGATGGATATGATTCTCCATTTGAATTTATTACTACATACTTAAAAGATGATGTGGATTGTACTCAAGATATAAGTGATATTATAGATACTATACCTAATGGTACAATATCACATGAAGAAAGTAAATATATAATAAAAAAATTAAATGATGTATTAGAATTTGGATATGTAATGACTCTAAAATCAATATATCAAGAAATATTAGATTCAATAGATGAAAGTGATGTAAAGACATATAAATCAATACAAGATGATTTGTATAACATATCTACATCTATTATTAATATAAAAAGAAATACAAATGTATCTAGTTCAACTAATATGTTCTCATTAGATACTGAATATTTCGATTCAGTAATAGAAGAATCTTTAGATAGATTAAAAGATAGAAATAGAATACTAGTAACAGGAATTCAAAGATTAAATACATTATTATCTCCGGGTTATTTATCAAAAAGATTATATACTTATTTAGCTTTACCTGGAAAGGGTAAATCTACAGTATTATTAAAATCAGCATTAGATATTAAAAAATATAATCAAGGTATACAAACAAAAGATCCTGATAAAAGACCTGCTGTATTATTCTTAACATTAGAGAATGGAATAGAAGAAACTGTTGAGAGAATGTATAATATGGCAGTAGATAATGATGATATTAGAAATTATACTACTAAGCAAGTAATTAAAAAATTTAAAAAAGAGGGTCATTTAGAAATAACTGATAAAAATAATATAGATATAATTATTAAAGAATATAAAAATAGAGAAATAGATACTAATGACCTTTATAGTATAATTAATGATTTAGGTGATGAGGGAATAGAAGTAATTGCTTTAATCATTGATTATATGAAAAGAATAAGACCATTTGAACCAGCAACAGAAGAAAGAATAGAATTAAAGAATATTACTAATGAATTAAAAGAAGTTGCTAAATTTTATGATATACCAGTAATAACAGCACAGCAGTTAAATAGAGCTGGTGCTACAGTAATAGATGCTGCAATTCAAGCAAGAAAAGAAGATGTAACAAGATTGGTTGGTAGAGATTCAATAGCAGGAGCATGGGAAATACAAGAGAATAGTGATTTTACTTGTATTATAAATCCAGAAACCAAAATGGATACAGGAGAGTTATATTTAACCTTTAAGATGTTAAAGAGAAGATATAGAAGTAGTGAAACGAATATTAAGTTAAGAAGATTAGAATATTTCTCACATCCATTTGAAGAGGGAAGTGAAATAAGATTAAAAGATGACTTTGGATTAAGTAGATCATTATCATTAGAGTCATTAGCTACTAAATTTAGCCCTACGGATACAAAGGGACCAACTAGTGTAATAGAAAGGCATCAATTAGGGGAAGAAAGTAATAAGAATACTTTAAATAGTATAGCTCAAGAGATAGAAGATTTTGAACCATTTGATTTATCAAGAAATAGAAGTTATTAAAGATTTAGAAATATAGTTAGATAATAACTATATTTCTAAATCCATATTATATATATATAATGATATAATATTTCTATGTAACTAAATAATATTTATTTAAAAGGAGTAAACTATGGAAGTATTACAGGAAAGAAAAAACGAATTGGCTGATGGAATGTCATCATGGTATGAATTCGAGTATCAAGGTGAATCTGGAGAATTCTCGGTGAATGAATATAAGTCAGAAGGCAATACTGTGTATTGTATTACATGGGAAAACCAACGAGGTGGTGATTTATATATTGCTTGGGAATCTAATAAAGATTCATTAGTAGAAGTATATCCAGAAGGATTCGATGAGGAAGCTTTTAGAGAAGCGTTTAAAGAATGCTTTGATATAGATATACCAGAAGCTTAAGAGTTAAATTAATAGACTAGAGAAAAAAATCTCTAGTCTATTTTTTTTATTTATAGAATTTTCTTCTAGCATTTAATAGAAGTTCTTCTCTTTCATCTTCAGAGATTTCTCCATTACTGCATCTTTCATACAGTACTCTACGAACCTGTTTAAATTTATCTTCTGTAGATAAAAAATCGTATCCATATGTAGTATTATTAGCAGCTTCTATAAATGTATTAGTATTAGCCTTATCTATTAATTCTTCTCTTTCAGATAATGTAATAAGACCATTATTACATGCTTCATATAAAGCTTTTTTAAAATCATATGCTGCTGATTCTTTTTTTACTTCAGTAGCAGTAGCTTTAACTTTTTTACCTTTAGTACTAGCAAGTTTTTGAATATTTCTATCCAATCTCTTTAATGTTCCAATAAGGTAATTCATTCTCTCTAGTGCAGTATTCTTGTATGCATTTACATCATCTCCTGACATACGTTCGCCATTAGCAAACTTGGAGGCAGGTCTTCCCCATGCTTCTATCATGGATCTTATTTCTTCTATACCTAATGATATACCGAGAGTAGGAATTGCTAGTAGAATCATTACTAATTTTCTTAACCAGTTTATTGTAAATGCTGTATATAATCCAAATACAATAGAACCTATTTCACTAGCATCTATTTTTTCAATATCTTCTCTCAAATCAGCTAAAGATCTACGCAAGGTTTCTATGTTCCTGCGAGCATTATTATATTCTCCAGCTTTTAAAGCTTTCTGAATATCTTTCATATTCTTATTATATAACTTAGTAGCTTCTTTAAGCTTTGCTCTTATATCAAGATTTGCTCCTTCTTGATAATAATCGTAATCATTATAATCATCATAAAAATTATACATAAGCTTTTCACCTTTAATTTCTTATAGTTTAACTTTGTGTTTTCTATGAGGATAAAAAAAAATAACTTAGTAGTGGGATTTACTAAGTTATTTTTATTGATTAGGAATAATATAGATATATTATTTATATAGATAAAAAAAATAAAATTTATATAAAGGAGTATAAAATGAAATTAAAGAAGAAAGTTGAAGAGATATCAAATAATGCATCCATGGGAATACTCAAACTTATCTGTATTCTTAATGGTATAGAATATAATGAATATATAAGTTCCGTAGGATTATTCTCAGACGGATTATTATTGAAAGATCCAAACTTCATAGAGATGAGTTCAGTAGATTGGCTAAGCCATAAATCTCTATCATATGATAATTTTATATTTAAGATTAAATTTACTACTCTATTATTCTCTAAGATAATGGGAAGAGATAGTAAAATATCTAAGAATGTAAATAAGTATTATGATTTGGATAGTAAGAAATCTAAGAATAGAATGAATATAGATATCAATATGGATTTATATAGAACCTGTTATAATTTAACTACAGATGTTCTTAATAAAAATAGATGGACAAACTCTATATATGATATAAATGCATACGCAATGGCTATTCCTAAGAAATCAGATTATAAAGATATTCAATATCATATAGATTATATTTATAATGATTTGATACTTGGTACTAAGTATGAACCAATGACAGGAAGATTATTTGATAATGGTATAGTAACTTATGAGTTGTTGAGATTGGCTTATTTATTAATCACATATGATACAGATTATGAGAATTTTATAGGTGGTAAGAAATTTACTGGATTAAGGATTGATGAAGATATTTCATGGTTCTTGTATAAATATGGTAAAAGATTGAATAAATATATTTCTAAGAATAAAAAGAATATAAGTCCGTTATTTAAAGCATTCTTAGAAGCTAATCCATCATGTTATACTAATAGTAAATTTGCTGGTAATGAAAATATAGCATTAGCAATGCTTAGTTTAGAATTCATTAAATTTATATATGATGATAATAGGTTAAGTATCTTTATAGATAGGATTATGAATACAAAACTTAAATTTGCTAAACCATTACCAAAAGAAAATCCAATAGACTTAAAACAGTTTATGAATTTACAATTTAGCTAAAAAAAATAACTAGGGAGAAATTTAATCTCCCTAGTTACTTATTTATTTTTTTTTATTTATTTAGTTAATATTTTTACGAGGAACATAGAAGCATCATCTATGGTTGTCATATCACCATTATCTATGATATAATCATACTCCCTATTTTGTCTAAATACTTTAAACATATTTTGCTCATCATTATATCTTTTAGCAAACTTACATGGTGAATCACCTCTCTTTGAGACAGCTCTATTATATCTTTCTTTATATGGACAATCTATGTATATGGTTACTATATCATACTTATGACCATAATTAGCTTTAAATCCTTTAAGTCCTTCTGGATCTATTAGATAAATATCGCTATCTTCTAAGTTATCTCGGGTTGCCATATATCTATAACCATCTTCACCTATCCTAGTATAAGCAACAACCTCATCATTATTCTTTATCTCAGTAAAGTCAGATGAACCAACAAACCAGTGTTCAACTCCATTTGTTTCATTAGGTCTTTTTGGTCTATCTGTATATGATACAAGTAGTTTAAGTGGTAGCTTATATTTTTCTAAAGTATATTTAACTAATGAATCTTTACCAGAACCAGATTCCCCTACTATACAATAGATAGTTTTTCTTGAAAGAATATCTATCTTATTATTGATATTTGATGACATAACAGATAGTACTGCTTCGATTGATCTTAAATAAACTATATTATCAGTATTATCTTTCATATCACTTATTAATGACCTGAGATTATTTAGTTTACCTATCGCATCACTATCTAATAAATCTTTTCTTAATTTATCGCTATCTTTTGATTCTGAATAACTTCCAAATATATCTTCATCTGGTATATCTATATTTAATAAAGCTTTACATACCTCATCAAATCGTTTGAAATATTCTTCTGCAGATATATTATATTTAGTATCATCCATTGTATTATCTCCATTCTCTATTTTTTTGTCAATATCTATTACTATACCTAGTCCCATCTCAGCTAAAATATTATTGATAGAATTAATATGAAATATATCGTCTTTAACTTTTACAATAAAATCTTCATATTCTTCATCATATTCTATGCTAAATGATTCGTTTGTGATAAAATCTATATCATAATTATCATTTTCCACCATATATAATACCTCTATGATTATCGTTATTAATTTAATATACATATCTTTTTTTACTTTATTTATCTTTTCCTCATCTCTACTTTCAGCACACATCATAGAATTATTTAAAACTGATTTAAATAATTTATGTATGTTATACAATTCATCACCATTTGTTTTATTCTTTGGCAATATCGTTTTAATAAATATACCTAATATATTATTAATAATAGTATTAATGAATAATGATAAACACTCACTAGTTACAGGCGTAATCACGATATCATTAGTTGAGCTGAGTATAAATGTAGTATGTATTAATTCTTCAATTATATCAGATTCTGGTATTGATGATAATACCGATGTATCACTAAATGCTTCGATTTTAGATTTATCTACTTTATATAAGGTATCCGATAATATATTTACTACATTGCTTTGCATTTTACGTAAATCTCTTACTGCTTTTGCTCTCTTTGACATTTTCCTCATTTTAAATCTCCTTTGATAAAAATATTTTTTATATCTAATAGGTATTATAGTTTGCCTATAGATTTCAATTGGTTTCTATAAACTTTGTTGTTGTAAACAAGGTTCTTATTAAGTGACACTAACTTCTGGTATATGATATAATAATTAGTAATAAGAACTTCAATCTCAACTTTTGATAATTGGATTTTATTATTATACAAATCTACAATATTACCATTTCCTAATATATCTAACATGGTTTTGAATTTATCATATATCTTTGATATATTTTCATATTCAGTAGCATGGTTAATATTATTCAATACTTTAGATATCATTATACATATCTTACTTGTGTTGATAACCAGATTAACCGTATCGTTTCTACATTCATGTGATAATGAAAATATCTTGCTAAGTTCATATACTTCAGTATATAGCTCGCTACTTTCATCTTTAGCTTCTTTTAATATAGAAATATCATTAGAAGTTCTATCAATAGCAGAAATCATATTAAAGAATCTATCAGATAAATTATTTAATAATCTTTCTACTCTAGTACATTCCTTAGTATTCAACAAAGAATCTAATTCTTTAGAATACCAGTTCTTTTTAAAAGAAAATCTAATATCATCAAATTTTCTTTTAGGTTTCTTCTTAGTAAAGAATTTTTTTAAAATCTCCATTTATTTTTTCCTTTCTTTATTTATTAAAGAAATAATATGTAAATATAAGTACTTATTATAATAAATAAAAAAGAGATTAGGAAAAATTCCTAATCTCAAAAAATACATCATATAGTTGGTGTTTTTATAACTGCATTATCTTATATCTTTTCTATAATATCTAAATATATCAAACAGTGTCATTGCACTTTTGTATACTGTAGAGATAGTACCATTATCAATCACATGGTCATATCCATGAGACTCACGGAACTCAGAAAATTGTCCTGATTCAGCCAAGGCTCTTTTCTCAAAGCTTGAATTAAAATCACTCCTATTTTCTGACCTATTTCTACGCTCAGTGTATGGACAATCTATATATATGGTAACAAAATTAAATCTATCACTATATTTATTTTTTAACTTAATTAATTCATACGGGTTTATGATATAGATATCAGACTCTTCTAAATCTGATAATAATGTACAGTACCTAACATCTCCAATTTTTGTATATACTGCAATCTCCCTATTTTCCAACAACTCTGTCATTGTATCTGGAGATACAAAATGATGTTCAATACCGTATGTTTCAGTTTCTTGTTTTTCTCTATCTGTATATGAAACAACAGTCTTAATCGGGATACCAAATTCTTTTAATGTGTAGTTGACAAGAGTATTCTTTCCAGAACCTGATTCACCAACGATACAGAAAATGGTTTTCTTTGGTCTAAACTCATTTATATTTAAATCACATAATTTGTCTAAACGTGCATTATCATGAATAATAGAATAATGTATATCCATAAGATATTCATCAAGATTACCAATTATATTTTGTATATATACAATATTATCTATATCAATAACTTCAATAGTCAGTACATTAACGTTATAATCTACAGCAAACCTTACTTCTCTTGATTCATTCGGATTATTTTTACTCAAGCAGTATGCTGTGTATGTAATCCATAAAACATAATTCAATAATAGAGATACCCCGATATCTGTTCTTATTTTATCAATTATATCATATATTTCGCATAATGTATTATATAAGCGTGATACTGTTTTTAAGTTCATCTTGCTTTTATAATGTTCTAATATTAGCAGTATTGTGTAGTATATCGTATCTATGACATATTCTCTTTTATCATCATCAAATATACCACTATTTAAACTACCAACCAATTTCATAACTGAATCAAATCTTGCTATTGACTCAGGTGTTGTATCTTTTGATATATCTGATGTGGTTGTAATATTATTTGGTAATGGTCTTCCTGTGATGTATTCAGTTTTTTCTTTTATTTTTCTTAGTACATCATGTATTGTTATAATATCGCTCATATGGTTCTCTCTCCTTTTTAATAAATTGAATATAATTTGTGTATCTAATTTAGGTGATTTTATTGAATTTATACTGCATATATAATCAGTATCATTTACTAATTCAAATGATTGTGCTATTAGAGATTCCGTCTCCATTGTTATTCTGGGAGTATCTCTGGATAAATCATCCAATCTATTATCGTTTACATCATCGACATCATTTTCTGTATACCCATACCATTTATCTGGAGAATTATATAATTTTATAATAGAATCATCTTCTTCTATAGCAAATGTCAAGTATGTAATATCTACCATTATACATTTCGTTATATATGAATATATGGTTTGAATTATGCTCGCATCATTCACCACGATTATTACTTTAGATATATTATCATGCAGATACAGACGACACTTGCATAGGGTCTTAGTTACATTTTTATCATATTTAGTACTGTATAAAACCATAGTCATCCACATAATATAAGATATAACGAATGTTGTTTTATCAAGACACCGGGTAGTTGATAGAAGTTCTATACTATATGATATATGATTTATAACTCTAATTAGATTAGTAGTATCAATCTTTTCAATATCTGTTTTAAACAGACATCTGAATATTCTCTCTAAATTATTGAATATACTACGAAGTTTATCATCATCGACACCGTCTATACAAATACTCCTATGTATATTCATACAATCAAAAATAGTTGATATACATAATTCTTCTATGTCATATTTGTCAAGTTGCGATCCTCCCTTAAATGACTTATATAAGATTTTTTTACCTTCGTTTATTACATATTCCCTCTTTGTCATTTAATAACTCCTTTCATAAATTAATTTACTTTCAACAATTTTTATACAATCTTTATTACTCTTTCATTTTATATCCTTTCATAAAATAAATTTATTATTAGTTACAAATAGATATTATGTAACTATTAGTGAAATGAAAAATATAAAAAAAATAAAGAGTCTGATAAAAAATATCAGACTCTTATTTAATTACTGGTCGTGGAATTTCCATCCATTCCCAGTAATATATTCTTTTCCGTCTAGTTTATAGATTCTGTGACGGAAAAATCCAGTCACTGAATACCCAACGAGTACTGCTCCTCTATTTTTTAATGTTTCCTCGGATTGTTCCCATTCGTAATTCTGGGAAACATCCTCAAATGTCACTTGATATGCATTTTTCATAAAAACTCCATTCTCCCCGTTAAGCCGATAGGACAACTAGACTTAGTTTATTATTACTAATAAATAATATATATATCAAAAGTGCGTATAGATAATATCCTCTAAAAAACAAACCCATAAACTATAGAAAGATATAGAAAGGATTTTACCGATGTATCTTTATGAAAGAATAGCACAGGAGAAAGAAAGACAAAAAGAATTAGAGAAAATGTACTCTACTACAGAAATACATAAACCTGATAAAAGGTATGTTGCTCTAATGTCCTCTATGTCACATACATATGGTAATGCATTAGCATTTATCCAAAACTGGATTATGTCTATATTCCCAGAAAATATGTTTAAGACTATTCATGTAAATTCTAAAATTGCTCATAGACAACTACGAAGTACTCCTCATGAGTTTATTAAGAAAACTAAACCTATGATTATATTTAGACCTAGGATCCCAGGTATATCAGAAGATAGATTTCTTAAAGGAACTACTTTTATAGAAAGACAAACTGATCTATATTCTACATGGGGTGCTACTAATTTACAACCATTCTTTGAAGATCAACAAAATGATCTAATAATGAAATATCAATTAAATCGTACAGTAATGTATGTAGATGTAATAGTAGTATTATCTACATTAATGCAACAATTAGATTATTATCATTATTTAGAAAATGCTGTAAGAATAGAAAGACCTTTCTTTTTACAAACTTCATTAGAGAGTTATCTACCAGAAGATATGTTACAGATAATATCTGATTGTGTAAAAATACCAGTAGCAGATGATAAAGGAAATACAAAAGAATTTCTTGATTATATGAATGGAAAATCTATGTATCCTATTACATATAAACTACAAGGTTCTACACAGAGAAGAGAATTCTTTAGATATTACCCTGTTAATATAGATACAATGATATCTGATTTAGATAAAGATGATGGAGATAGAGTTGGTAGTATAATGAACCAGTATACTATCAGTTTTACTGTAAGAATAGAATTTAACTCTACAGGATTTTATTATATCTTTAGTGATAATTTATACGATATTAAAATGCCTATTATACATCCTGAAGATTCTGATATTATTCCTATATATACAGATATAATATTAAAAGAAGATCTTAATTTAAAACAGGGATGGCAATTATATAATAGAGGAAGTTGTAGATTGGAAGATATTGATGATAGTATAGATTTTGATCAGATGTTAAATGAATCTATAAGAGAAACTATGAAGTATCATTCAGAGAATGGACTACTGTATTCTGATTTTATAGATTTTAAAATAAGAAAACAAGGTAAAATGATTAAAGAGGGAGTAGATTATACTATTGATTGGGAACATAGAAAAATTAACTTTATTAAGCAAAATACTTATAGTACTTATACTATAATGCTATGCTTAAATATTGAGTATATTAATAATCTTATTAAAACTCTTTATAAATTAAAATAATTAAGATAGATAGAGAATATTTACGAGTATTCTCTATCTATCTTAGCTGACGATCTATGATAAACATAAGATTATTTAGTGATTAATGATACTTTTGGGAAGTGAAATTGACTTATCTAAAAACAGGAAATATGGAGCACCACTAATAATCTTATGGGATTTTCAAGGTTTAAGATTACTAAACTGTTATAGTTTTTTTAACTTAAATATTAACAAAATCAAGGAAATGGTTTATAAAATGAAAATTTTAAATATAACATTAGAGAATTTTACAGCAATTAAAAATGCTTTAGATACAAATAAAATATTTATAGATTTCTCTACAACAGAGAATAAGATATGTATATTAATAGGACCTAATGGTTCTGGTAAAACTTCTATTCTAAGTATGCTACATCCATTTGCAGATGTTGGTAATTTAGATGTTAGAAGTTCGACCAATTTGATATTAGCAGATAAAGATGGTTTTAAAGAAATAACGATTCAAAAAGATGATGATATTTATATTATTAATCATTTTTATACTCATCATAAAGATAAAAATCATTCTGTTAAAAGTTATATAAAGAAGAATGGAATAGAATTAAATGTAAACGGTAATGTAAGTTCTTTCAAAGAATATGTGAAAGAAGAGTTAAGTTTAGACTCAGATTATTTAAAATTAATTAGATTAGGAAGTAATGTAACTTCTTTAATTGATTTAACTCCTACTGAAAGAAAGAACTTTATGGGAAAGATAATGGATGATATAGGTATATTCTTAGAGTACTATAAATCAGTAAATAATAAACTAAGACAGTTAGAAGAAATGATTTCCCATTCTATAGATAAAGAAAAGAAATTAGGAATTTCGGATAAAGATGAATATAAAAAAGAAATTAAAGATTTAGAAAAAGAAATAGATAATTTAAATATTGAGTATATGGATTATAATAACAAATTAGCTATTTATAATAATAATATTAATAATATAGAAGATTTAGATAATCTTAGAGATAATTTAAAAGATACTACTAAGATATATAATAAAATGATAAATATTATTAATAAAAAAGACTTAATAGAGAATAATGATGTTAATTATTATAAGGATAAGATTAATGAAGTAAATAATAAAATGAACTCTCTAAAGAATACTTATAATAGCAATATTGTATTAATACAAAATTCATTATCTCATTTAGATAATTTGAATAATCAATTAAATGAATACAAAATTCAATTATCTAAAGAAGCTAATAGTGATAAAGAAATAGAAAATATTAAAGCTAACTTAACAACTATGAGAAAACGATTAAGAGAATATGAGGATATTCTTGGAGATTATAAACCTACTATATCTAAAGAAGATTTAGAGAGGTTTATAGTTTTTCTTAAAAATACACAACTAATTCTTAATAGAACATATGAGTTTGGCAAGCAACCAATATCTAAGGTATTATCGTTAATGAAAGATAATAAAAATGTAGTTAATTATATTAACTCACATATAATAGATATAGATGAGAAATCTAATAATGAAACTTCTCTATTCATAAATATGATATCTGAGAAGTTCAATATTAGTAAAGATGATATTAATCTTAATTGTGATGTTAGTGATTGTAAAGCAAAAAAACTACTATTAGAAATTCAAAATATAATCAAAAATCATAATATAGATGAAAAGAATAAAGATGAATCTTTTTATCGAGATATGAGTTTTGTTTATAGTAATATTAATACCATAATACCTAATTTTTCTAATTATAAAGATATTATTGATTTATTACCTGAGGATATTAAAAAAGATTTTAAAACTATTAATATTTTTAGTAATATTGAAAAGCTTACTTATATCTATAATGAAAAAAAGATAAATGACTTATTATCATTAGTTACTGAATATGATAATTATATTAACTTATTATCAGATTATAGTAAAGAAGAATCTATACTAAAGAAATTTGGTAATATTAATAATTCATCATATTTAAGTAAATTGATAAATGATACAGAGGAATTTATTAATGAAGAAAATAAAAAAATCATTAATTGGAGAAATAATAATCTTACTATCAGTGAAGATTTAAAAACTCTAAATAATGATTTGGATGTTTACATAGATATCAAAGACACAATAGAACGATTCGATGAAATAAAGTCTCTATATAATAAGTATAATAATGATTATAATATCTATATGGAGAATAAAGAAAAAAGAGATGAAATATCTATTGAAATAAATAAATTGAAATATATTATAGATACTAAAAATAATCTATTACAAAATAAGATTATTAATTTAGAGCAATATAAAGTAATAAGAAAAGATATAAGTAATATGAATAAGATATATGATGATATGGTATTTGTAAAAAATGCATTATCATCTAAACAGGGTATGCCATTATATTTCATTAGTAATTATCTAAAGAATACTGAAGAGATTACTAATGAATTATTGGATATAGCATATGATGGAAAAATCTATATAGACTCATTTGATATAACACCAACTGAATTTTCTATTCCTTTTTTTAATAGAGGAAAGAGATTGAGTGATGTTAAATATGCGTCTCAAGGAGAGTTAAGTTTTCTATCTTTAGCAATAGCATTTGCATTATCACGACAAGTTCTAACTAATTATAACATAATGCTATTAGATGAGATAGATGGTCCTCTCGATATTTATAATAGAGAAAAATTTATTAAGGTATTAGAAAATCAGATAGATAGAATTGATGCAGAACAATCATTCCTAATTACGCACAACTCAATGTTTTCATCTTATAATGTAGATATTATAGATTTATCATTTAAAAATGATAAAGAACAGTATCCGTTAGCAAATTTCATTAACATAGTAAGAGATTAGATATAACTCGGGAAGGAAATGATGGATAGTTTATTTGATGCAAGTGTTTTATTATTGCTTTTTATTATTATATACTTTACCGTTATGTCAGTATACAAGTTTTATATATCTATGAAATACTATAATGAGTTAGATGAATATAGGAAACACAAACTAATGGACGGGGATACTACTATATTAGAGAACAACAAAATAAATCATAATTTAGACATGAAACATTAATAAGTTATGATAATCTCTATACTGAGAGGAAATGATATATGGAAGGTGAATTTCTACACTGGTTAGATAGTTTTCCTGGTCATATAGGAACATTGCTGGCAGTAGTTATAGGTGGTATTGGATTATTGACAGCAATGGTTGGTGGTATAGCAAAACTTAAGAAAGAGTATGAATTAAAACTTACTGATATGGTATTAGAAGAGGAAACAGATAAAAAGTTTAAAGAGGATATAAAAGCTATGATAGAGCAAGTATCTTTACTAAAGCAAAACACTGAATTTTTATCTACTCAATATGCCAAAACTCAAGTTGAGCTAAATAATAAAATAGATCAAATATCTAATATTTTAAAAGAAACCCAAGATACCAGTAATAAAAGAGACGATGCATTGGAAAAACAAATTAAATTATATGATAATAATTTGGATGACTTTCGTAAGGAGATTACGGAACACACTGAACAATTAGCATTATTAATAGATTCTGATAGGGAATCTATTAAGTCTTTTATTGTTGATAAATATTATCAGGTTATCGAAGATGGGTATATAAACACACACCTTTTGCAAGTATTAGAAGAAAGATACGATAAGTATCTAAAGGAAAACGGAAATGGCTATATTAAGAGTTTAATGGACGAAATACGAGAATTACCTCATAAACCACCTGCCAATAAATAAGTAAATAATACGCTAGTATATATTTTTTTATATACTAGCGTATTATTTGATTTACCCTCAAATCACAATAGAATAAAAATTCAGTCTGAAATGAGGTATAAATATGAATCAATTAATGCATGTTTTTGCTTTTGATACTTATAATGATATGATAAATAATACTGAATTACATACTAACTGTCTTGCTATTACACTAGGTAAAGATGAGCCTGGTGATGGCGGTGGTGATATGTATTATTTATTAGAGAATCAAAAAATGAATAAATATACTAATGTTGGTGAACCACTTAGAAATGATAATATGTTTAAAGCAGCTAAAATAAATCTAGGATTTGAATTAAGCTCAAAGACTGCTGCTGAAGATGCAAAATATAGTGTACGATCACTTATTAGCTCAAATATCACTACATATGAAAATAAGATATCTGAATTATCTCAAACTATTAAAGATTTAAACCAGTATCTTGTAGAAGCTAATATAAAATTAGAAGAAACTTACAGATCAGATATTAATTTATTGAATAATACTATTGATAGTTTATTGATTAGAATTAATACACTTGAGAATAAGTTGAATAATACTTCTACAGAAAATACTACAGAGGGTACTACAGAAGATAATTCTTCTAATACTGTATCTGAAGAATCATCTACTAATAGTGATAGTAGCGAATCTACACCAGTAGAGAATGAAACTCATGAAGATAGTACAGAAACACCTTCTGAAGAATCTACAGATAAAAAGAAGAAAGGAAAAAACTAAATGTATCCATTGTTAGATGAATCTGTTGGTGAGATGATTCCTCAAGTAGGATTAAATGGTCAACCACTAACAAAAGAAGATTATGTTACAGAATGGGAAAATGCTACAGATATAGATGATGGTACTATAGATTTTATTAGTGATGATAATAAAATACTATTATCATCTATTAATGAAATGAAGTATAAGTTATATGCTGTAAGAATGCTTCCTTTTACAATAGATAACTATAGAAAAGAATTTGATATTACTAGAAATCTTATTAGTCTGGAATTAAAACTAAGAGATGTTTTAAGAAGATCAGATGAAAAAACCAAAGATGCAATAGAATCATATAATAAGAGAAAATCTGTTGAAAGACTAAAAGATATAGAAAGATTAAATAAAGCTATAGATATTCAAGATATTAAGGTACATGGAGTATCATCAAGTACTCTGATAAAGGATGATTTATTGTATAATGGAGACCCTGCTTTTATTATATCAGATAGTAATAAAAATGTAGAGATTCCTAATTATGAATTATCAGAAACATCTACTGATGAAGTTATGGGTGAATATCCAGTTAATTATAAAACTATAATGAACTATATTGATGTATTTAATCATATTGGAAATTCTGTAAGTAATGTAAATAAACCTAATAATACATATATATTCAATAGACCAGATGGTAGTTTATTATTGGTTGGATGTAAATTACTTGAAGAAATTCCAGTATCATTTAAAGATGCACTGAATAAATATAAATCTGTAGCTATTGGTAAATATGATAGAATATTATCTGAGGTATCTTCAAATAATCCATATAGAGAAGAAATAGTTGTTGATTGCTGTAGATGTCCTAAAACAGGATCATTTTATATTTATCTTATTATGAGACATATTGAATATCCTGATACTCCTTATGATGATACAGATTATATAGAATCATATGATGTAACCAAGGATAATAAAATAATTAATAAGGTTGAACTTATTCAAGAAGAAGTAGATATCTTAAAGCATAAATTAGATTTAGCTAAGAAGATGTATTATGAAACTGGTGATATAGGATATAATAATAGAATCATTGGTCTTACATATAAATTGGAGAAAAAAGAAGAAGAATTAGAGAATACTAAGGAAGAAGAGAAGAAGAAGAGTATTATTAATTAATTGATATATTATCTACCCGAATATGTTTATAGAAAGGTAGGTATAATATGTGATTAAATCTATTAAACTAAGAATATATCCTAATAAGACTCAACTAAAGATTATTAATAATACTTTAAATGCTTGTAACTCTATTAAGAATAAGTACTTAGAGTATAATATTAATAATTATAAAGAAAATAAGAAATTTATTAAAGGATATGATTTCATCAATTACGTAACTAAATTAAAGAAGGAAGATGATAAATATTCATGGTTAAAAGGTATTAGTAGTAAAGCCATACAACACGCTATTATGGATAAAGAAAAAGCATTTATCTCTTTCTTTAAGAATAAGAAAGGTTTTCCTAAGTTTAAATCTAGGAAAAGAATAAATAAAGAATCTTATTTCTTTATTAAAGATAGCATTCATTATATTAGTAATAATATAATTAAATTACCTAAGTTAAAGAAAGTAAGAATAACCAATAGTGATTCTTTACCAAATAAGGATACTATTACATCTGGTAGAATTATACGTCATTATGATAAATATTATGTTATGTTTATTTACAATGATGAAGATAATGATAATAAAGATATTATCAAAAATGATATTAAACTAGGTATTGATTTAGGCGTTAAGGATTATGCTGTAATATATGACGGTTATGAATATCATCATTATAAGCATTTTAAAGATTATAATAATTATAAGAAGCTTAATAAAAGACTGGATAAATTACAAAAGGTTGTGTCTAAGAAAGTAGAATATAATTATGGTAAATTATTAAATGAATATTTAGATAAATATCATAAAGAACCTAATGAGATACAAAAAAGAATTATGAAAGGAAAAGCTTATAACTCTTCTAATATAAGAAGAATCTTTATTAAGATTAATAAAAATAAAGTTAAATTAACTAATATACGTGATAATTTTATCAAGCAATTAGTTAATATATTAACGGCGAGAATCAAGCCAAGTAAAATTAATATTGAAGATTTAGATATTAGTAATATGATAGAAGATAATGATACTACTCATAAATTACATAGATTAGTACAAGAATCTAACTTTCATAAGTTCCGTATGCATTTAATTAATAAATGTATAGAATATGGTATTAAGATAAGATTAGTTGATACTTATTATCCATCTACTCAATTATGTAGTAATTGTGGTCATAAGAATAATCATATTAGATTAATAGATAGAACTTATGTATGTGATGAATGTAGATTAGTTATTGATAGAGATGAAAATTCGGCTATTAATATTTATAATTGTAAATCTAAGAATTATATAGAAATTGCTTGAAGCTACGCAAGTTTAAAGACTCTTATGAAGAGATAAGGTTGAGTAATTAACCAGTAGCATTTGGATTATTGCTATAATTTAATGCTTGAATCTATTAAAGACTACTTATAATTATAAAAAGTATTAACTTAGATAAGATTTAATTTAAATCTTATCTAAGTTAATTATTTATAGTATGTAATAAATCTAATATGGAAATAGGTGAGTGCACGTCTCCATTTCCATAATTACTATTATGTTATATTATTTATATTTTAAAATAACCCCTGGAAACACAAAGATAATACGATACAGAAAGGAATACCTTATATATGAGCGATTTATTTCGTACTATTGTGGAAGGTCAGATAGAAGAAGATATATCTGAAGATTTAGATGTCTATACAGAAGCGGTTAAAGCAGAAAAGATAGATTATCTCAAAACCTATCCGAAACAAATATTTTTACCTTTTGGTAGTATTAAACGAGATAGAGGAAATGTAGCTATGTTATATACTCATTCTCTACAAGAATCTATAGATATTATAAATAATAAAGATAATTGTATTGGAGGTATAAATTATCCTCTTTATTATTTTAATATGCTATATCAAGGAAAGATATATACTAAGAAATTTAGATATAGATTAAGTAAAGAAAGAAAAGAGTTATATGAAGAGATTAAGGATAAAACTAATTTAATTCCTAAGATTAAATTAAGTAATTCATTAGCCGATAATAAAAATCTTTATTATGATTTATATAAGTATATAGAAATATTTAGAAGTTTAGCTTTTAAAGTAATACCTATGAAGTACATAGAGCTATATTGGGATTATATGAAGAAAATTTATAATATAGATTTTCCCAATAGAAAAACTAAGTTTGTAGTGTGTAACTTAAATAATTATAAACTTAGTAAAAAACTAAAAGAGAATTTAGATAATCCTCTTTATATAATTTTTTTTACCCTATATAAGAAACCAGAATTATTAAAGGATATAGATATTGATTATTACTTCTATGTAAAAAATAGAGTATTAAAAGTTAATCCTTCTTTATTAGATGAAAAATCTTATTTAAAACTTAAAATAGAAATGAATAAGATAATGAAAAATGTAGTACCTGATGAAACTATAACTATATCTACTGATGAGAAAGAAATAACGCAGAGTGAAATAGTTGCTAATGCTGTAGTGGCATTGAATACTGTTGTTAAAGTAGATAAAACACCAGATACTATTACTAATGATGAAGAATTAAAAGAATTAACTAAAGAAGATGAAGTAGATAAAGAATTAGAAGTAGTAGCAAAAAAGAGTGTTGAAGAAGTTACTAATAAGATTGATCCTACTGAAGTACCTGAAGATGATGTAAATGTACAGGTAGCTAGTAATATTAAAAAAGAAGTAGAAGATAATCATGATCTTCTTAAGAAGATTTATTATCAGAATAAGAATGGCGATAAAGTGGAGAAATCTACAGCTTCTACTGCTAGAGATGAATTACTGAGAAAGAATCAAAAAAATCTTAAAGTAAAAAATATGACACTAGATAAAATTATTAGTGTTAAAACCAAAGATGTAAAAATTCCTATTACAGATGTATCAGATCAATTAACCACTACAAATAATCATATGGATAAAATTAGATATGATAATCTTGATACTACTTATATTAAGGAAGTAATGGAAAAAGATATAATGGATGCTTTCTTAGCATTGAATGATAAATCTATTCCATTATTTATACGAGATATTAAAGTAGAAGATACATCTGATGAGTTAAACTATAAAGATACTTATACTATCTATATGGAAGATGGTAATAGAAATAGACACACTGTAAAAGTAGATATACCTAAATTTATAGATAATAGATTTTTGTATATAGGTGGAAATAAGAAAGTTATTAAACACCAATCTTTCTACTTACCAGTAGTTAAAATAGCTCCTAATAAAGTAGAGATAGTTACTAATTATTCTAAGATGACTATTGAAAGAGAAGATGGTGTAAATAGTTCTTCTGTAGATAGAATGAAGAAATTAGTAGTAGCCAATAAAGATAAATTAGGGGATGCATTTAAAGTTGGTTATGAATTTCCTAATAATAAGAAATTTATTACTACTATAGAATATGACCAATATAGTAAGTTATATACTTCATTTAAGTATAAAGGAAGTATAATATTCTTTAATCAACCTACTGCTATTCAATATGCAGAAGATAATAAAATTACTATACCAGAAAATCATATCTTTATAGGAATAGTAAAAGGAACTCCAGCTTTTATAGATATAGATAAACAAACTACAGATGATGATAGAAATATAACTGATTTGATTGTATCTTGCTTACCACAAGAATTAGAAACTGAATATCATAAAACTAAGTCTGCTAAGAGAATGATGTTTGCTAAAGTAAAGATAATGAGGCAGAATGTATATGTTGGAATGTTATTAGGTTTCTGGGCAGGACTAAGTAAATTACTACAGTTAATGAAAGTTAATTATAGAGTAGTAGATAAGATAGAAAAAGAATTAAAATCTAATGAAGAATATATTAAATTTAATGATTGTATTCTTATATATGAACAAAATATTCCTATATCATTAATTCTTAATGGATTTAGAATGTTTAAAACTGAAAAGTATTCTATGGCATCATTTGATACTAAAGAACCATACAGTGATTATATTCTTAAAGTATATGGTAGTGCTATTACAGAGAATGCTTTGATGAACTTCTATGAATTCGTATTAGACCCAATTACAATAGATGTATTAGAGCAATTAGAGCTACCTACTAACATAATTGATTTATACATTTATGCTATTAATCTATTAGCAGATTCTCAATACTCTGCTCAGATAGATCAAAGATTATCAAGAATAAGATGTGGAGAAATAATACCAGCTATTCTTTATGAAAGATTAGCTAAGAATTATGTAGAATATAGAAATAGTAATGGTGCTAAAAAATATACCGTACCACAGAATGCAGTAATACAAGAAATATTAGCACAAAAGACAGTAGAGGATTATTCTACTCTTAATCCTACATTGGAGATGGAGCAATTACACGCTGTATCTACTAAAGGATTTAGAGGAGTAAACTTGGATGATTCTTATACTATTGAAAGAAGATCTTATGATAAATCAATGACAGGAATAATAGCAGCAAATACTTCTCCTGATGGTGGAGTAGGTGTATCAAGAACTTTAACTATGGAACCTCAGATAACTAATATTAGAGGTATAGTAGAAGATACAACTAATACATTGGAAAAGCTAGATGATGTAAATTTATATTCAGCTGGTGAAATGACAATGCCATTATGTAATGCAATTGATGACCCTAATAGACTAGGTTAATGTGTGGCTTAGTCTATAATAAACCTCTTTAATTGCTGGAACCTCTTTAGAGCCTTAAGTACCAAAG